TCGGGTTCTGGAACTCCCCAATGTAAAGTTTTAGCGTCGGGCTCCCAATGGAATTTAAATCCATCAAGAACCCATGCATCAGCATCAACTACATAAAAGTTTTTTGTTGTGCTTAACTGAGCACACGCACGATGTACTTCGTAAATGCCTTTTACGTTATCGACACGCTTTGCTGTAGGCGCAAGTTGAAGCAAGCGTTGCCAATTGGCTTCGCTGCCTTCTTCGCCCATTGAGATGAAAAAGATATCTAACATTACTCAGCGATAAACTGTTCAACATCACTTTCTTTAATGTGTGGTGCTAAACGATGTGGATTAAAGAAACTTGCCTTAAAGAATCTGCTACCAGCTTCATCAAGTTCAGCAATGTCTAATTTTAATTCTTGGCGAAGTAGTTTGCCTAACTTTACAGTTTCAGCCATAAGTGCTGTTTTACTCCAGTTGTATTTTAATATTGGACATGTTTCTTCGTCGCCAGCAAACATTGGCATTACTGTTTCGCTCCAGTATTGATTGTGCCATTCAAAATCTGCGACTAACTTGTAATCCCAGTCTTTGCGTAGGTTAGTCAAATAGCAACCTAGGCGAGCACCGTACATGGCCCACAGTCCATTTTGCACGTCTTGGCCAGCACTCATCCAAACTAACAAGCGTCGATGATTTTTAAAGTTGTTGCGTGAAGAAATTTGTCTCCAGTCCATTGGCTTACCATCGTGTAGTGCTAATTTAACACCTTCGCGAAAGCCTGCACGATATGCTTGATATGGAGTAGAGTTATTATACACATCGGAATAGATATTGTTTAACTGATGATAATGAATATCCCAACAAAAATCAACTGCACCAGCGCCTGAATCAACTGCTTCGTGTGTTCGCATTTGTTCCACAACTTTCTTAGGCCATAGTTTAACACCACCGTTGCCATACACAAGTCCATTGATAACGTTCTTACCACTCCAGCTTAGTACGTCACTGCGATCAAACTTAGTTAGATCAAGTTCCATTTCAAAGAAGTCGGGTCGCACTTTATTGTCAGCATCGATTGTAATAAAGCGTTCTGTTTCGGCTAGTTTTGCGGCTGCTTTATGGCAAGCATCGCTACCATACACGCCATGACTGCGTTTGGCCCATGGACACTTTTCTAGCAAGTCTGCATAATTCTCATCTGCATTTGGTTCGTCGTAGCTGATAAACACTACGTCAAATTCTGTAATTGGGGTTTTCACTGGAGTACTCCGATATCTATGTTGTTAGCTTTATATAACAAACTTGGGACCACATGGTCTGGCCAATTTGAAATCAATTCAAACGGATGTTCTTGTCGTAGCATAAGTGCAGGCAGTTCTGCCCATGCTATAAAGAAGTCGGGGTCAGGTTGAGATAATACTGCCACTGACAAATTGCCAGTAAGCTGATCAATTGCACAACCCTTTGAGTAATGACTTTGCACCCACAATGAACCATTCTTTGAATATACGCTAAGATGCTTACCGGGACCTGTCCTACTAAGGATTGTGCGTTCGTCAATGATTTCAGAAAACTCAGAGTGCTGTTGAGCTCGCACAAAGTTAAAACTGTCTGCAACAGGTTGCATGTTAATACGCACTTCTTGACCGTGGTACAATATTTTTTGAATGATATCGTGATCCATAAATGCCCATAGGCGCTTTTCCCAAAATCCACGTTCAATGATTTCGGCTAAGTTAATTGTATCATAACCAAATAAGTTATGTGGGTCTTGTGCGTCACTGATAAAAAACGGAATAGTGTCGGCCATTGTGTTTCTGTCTAGTCCGTCTTTTACTCTTGTAGTCCATGTTCGGCTTGCTTCAAATCGAATGTGCCCAGTGTCTGTAAAAAGTGTCGCACGTAAAGAAGCTGGTGCGTAGCTTTCCGATTCTGCCGCAGATAACCATCCACGATACACTTGTTTCTTTTTGTACTCAAGCGGACGTCTTATATCTACTAAGTCAAGTACGCCTAGATTCTCGTTAAGAGATACTCTATAATCGTTTTGATTGCTTTCGCCTGCAAGAATCTTCTTAACGCGAGCATAATTAACTATCAGCACACCGGCTACTTGACGGTCACCGGGCTCAATTGATTTTATCTTACCTGTATGCTCGTCGTAATTAACACACCAAAACTCTGCTCGTTTCTTTTCTCGTCGTCGTACTTCAAACTTTAACTCTGACATGATTACCAATATTCCAATGGCTTAGTACTACCAGCTAACCAGACTGGGTGTAGCTGTGAATGATTTTCAAGTTTGAAGTTTCCGTTTGCAGGATAGAAAGCAATCCAATCATGCCACATGTGACTTGCGTACATAACCGGAGCGAGCTCTAGGTCACGTACAGACAAATCAACAATTTTAAACCATTCGGGAGTTTCCCATAATCCTGTTGCGGCTACTACAGCAAGCAAATGTTCAATCCGCACTTGATCTGGTTCCGGCACATAGTTAGGCCAGTATAATGTGCTATCTAAATCAGGTAAGATTTCAAAACTCTTTTTAGCCAATTCCGGATCGCCAATGACCATTAGATACGGCCAAGCTGTGATGTCGTTTTTCTCAATTGCGGCGCGAGCATTTATCTTATGTGGTTCGATAGGAACGCCGCGATGATCTGTCCCTGTTCCGGGCATGAGATTTATTTTCTTTGCGGCAGCAAGCTCAGCAAATGCTACAGTTGATTGACGTGTGCATGTTCCGGCTAAACAAATAATATCGCCGGCTTTTAAGTCAAGGGTAGCAAGTTGCTTAATCTGACTATATGGATCTTTTTCTACATTGACAATGTTAATTTCAACAGAGGCATTAACAAACTTTGCATCCATTGATGTAATCTTAGCATGATCATCATATTCTGGTGGTGTAATGATATGCAGTGTCATGCTAGTTCTTCCATGATCTTTTCGTAGTTGCGAAGAATACTTTTCTTGTTCATCATATGAACATCTTCGCCGCGAACTTCGACTACAATGTTTTTCCACTCTTCGGGCAAGTTGCTTAACATTACCCAATGGTTAGCACCCTTGACTTCTACGATGTCATCACGTTGATCTTGGTAGCGCATGTAGTTTGGAATTTCTCCTATGAAGCCACCATCTTGCCAGCCGTTGCACATGTGCGCGGCAATACTAGCAGAATAGTCAGTACGATACAATGTACCAGGAAACTTATATAGGAAGCGATAGTATTCCCAGTTTTTTTTAACTGCGGTCCATACATTAAAGAAGTGTTCTGCTTCTTCGCTCTTTCGCCAATATACCACAGTACTCCACCACATGCGAATACCAGCATAGTGCAACCAACGTTCTGTTGTATATGGTTCTTGCATTTGCAAGTTGCGAGCGTCACGATACATTGCAACATCGTATTGTCCGCCAAATAACTTTTCTAAATTATTGTTGCCACATAGATAGTCAGTGTCAATTAAAATAGTTTCATCAAATGGACTTAGGTTGTAAATGTCGTGCTTGTTTGTGTTTGTAAATTGTGCGTTGAAGCTGTGATATGCACCGTCGTGATGTAAGCGCATATTACGTTCGTATTCGGGGTTGGTTAGAATAATATCGTCCCAAGCGGCATTCATAATTGCTTGGCCGTGTGTTTCTTTACATTGCTCTAAACTTGCTTGATTTGTCACAAGCACCACTGGGATATTGGGCATATATTTCTTACATGCATACGCCGCAACCAGGGCCAGCTGAGTGTAGTCCAACTGTTCGTTGTTGTAAGCGAACATCATAAAGCCCTTGGTGCTCATTTTACAGCCCTACAATTTTTGCTGTGCTTCGTGCTGACTTTAGTTTTTGCAATTCTTGTTGCTTTAGCTCCATGGCAGCATCATATGCTGCCAGCAACTCTGTTAGGAACTCATTTGGATTTTCAATATGGATAACGTTGCCGCTGTTATCTTCAACCAACAGCTTGTCCGATCGCATGGCTCTAAGCCCAACAAACGTAATTAGTGTTTGGGTGGATTTGAAAATTGCATTTTGGTAAGACACGATCAAAGCGGCATTTACTCGTGCTTCGATATTTTGACGCTGAACTTGTAGCGTTAGTCTATAGTTGGCAAAGGCCAATGCATCATTTAGGCGTGTATCCATTTGGTTCCAGAATTATTATGTACGTTGTTATTTACCAACGTACAAATCCTGGTTTAACCAATTAGATTTCTTGCCAAGGTGTGGTTACTGAAATAGTAGGAGTTGGAAGGTCCAACGTTACCCCATTTTCTGTTACTGCTGATGGTTGAGAAACGGATACAGCCATTGTAATTGTACCTGTTACTTTAGTACCTAAGCCAGCATGGTCCAAAAGTGTGCGTAATTGTAAGTTGCTGCCGACGATATTACCGTAGATTTTGACACGGCTTGATGCGTATCCGCCATAGCCTCCGTATCCGCCATAGCCTCCATAACCACCGTAACCGCCGTATCCGCCATAGCCACCATATCCGCCATATCCGCCATAGCATCCATAACCACCGTAGCCGCCATAGCCGCCATAGCCGCAGCCACCGCCGCTGGGGCTGGTGTACAGTAGTTGCTCGCCTATAACAATCTCTGCGAAACCAACGTCCTGGCTGATGCCGCGGTTGTTTAGGCTCGACATAGTTTCAACGTTTAGTCTTAATGTACCTTGGTCCGTAAAAATACCACGCCAAGTATGATACCCGGCGCCGCTACCGTCAGCAATCGAAAACGCTAAACGGATGTCGCCACCTGCATTGAAAAAGTGACGGGCACTTTCGTAACCTTCAAAATCAAATTCGATTTCGTTTTCTAGCTGATTTTTCCAAGTTGTGCCATTACTTACAACTGTTCGAATTGTTGACAATGTAGTTAATGCTGGATCAACTTCATTGCGGGCATTTCGTGCAGAGTCTAATAGACTTGCCGCAGTATTAAAAAATTCTGCTGTTACTTTTTCACCTTGGGAAACAATAACAAGTTCTTGGTCTGTGCTGTTGGTTCTATATGTGCTCAAGTTAATGCGATTAACTAACTCGTTTGTAAAAGCCGCGGTTAGCTTTTGTTTTGGCTGCACGTATTGAACATTTTCGCCGCCCCAACCCCAACGAATATCGTCCTGAGTTTGTGGGTCAGTAGAAGGGCCTTCACCTGCGTGTGTATCGCCAAACAATTCATTGACATCAGATGCCAATTTGTTTAGGTCTTCAGCGGTAATTTTTTTACGCTGAATAGCCATTATCGTGCTCCGACTGTCGCTTCGACTTTGCCAATGCCTTCTCCGCTAAACTCACCTAAGCTACGGCCAATAATGCTCCACGCTGGATCTTCTTGTGTAGCAACTCGTGCAACTCCAGGAATGTCACTTGATACTAAACGATCGCCACGCTTAACTGTACCAGTAACTTTAACTGGAATACGGCCTGCAACTGCGATTGGTAATGCGTTCTTTTCACGCTTTTGTTTTGCGTTCATCAAGTAAGCTGGACGAGTAGAAACAATACCAAAAATGTTTGTATCAGCTGATCCTGTTGTTTGTGTTACTTCTGCATCGCCGCCTAAAGCAACTAATGTACCTGGTTCATAACTTGCATCGGCTGTATAAATTTCAGCAACGTCAGCAAACTCAGCTTCCATAGAAATACCACGCAATTTAAATGCGTTTGTATCAAAGCCAGTGCTATCGCGGCCGCTAGTATTCATGTTAATACCTTTGCCAATTACGTCAAAACCTGGTACAGCATGTGAGTTGGCAATAGTAAAGTCAGCGTCAGAACTGATAATCATGACGCACACACCCATTGCATACAATCCAACAACTTTGTGTAGGCTACTGTTAGTATCTAACAAGTCCAAGAACGCCATACCTGTTGCAGTTTCGCGATTGCCCTGGAATGCACCAATGTTCATCCAACCGTTGCCGTTTGTACCTGGCAGCGTTGCATCGGCTGTGTAAATCTTAATAGCATTGTTTGCTGTGTCGTACCAGAAGTCACCACGGATTGACGTGCCAACTGCTGGTACATAATTTTGTGCGGCTAAGAACGCAATAGTTTTCCAGTTGGAATT